CTACGGCTATGAATAACTTCCAGGTGAACGATTTGATTACGGTTACCTTCGATGATGGTACTACTGCGTTGACGGGTGGGCGTCAGGTTCGGCGCCTGTCTAAGCTTGATCCATTAACGGACGCTGCTTATCTCTTCTTCACGGAGGCTACTGGGTCTAGCCCCGTGGAGATCGGTTGCGCGGCACTTACTGATGACGCAAGAGTTGCTCTTGTACCAGTGGGTGCCACTACGGCGGTCCTCGGTAATTGCAACTATGTCCTTGCGGATAGCTTCACCACGATTTCGGGTGTTCCCGGCGCTATTGTTGGCGATCTGCTTGACTTGGAAGGTGCGGGCGCGCTCGGATCACCAGTCAACCCCGATAGTACGGTTAACGCTGATATCCCAGAGATTGACATCAAGGTGGATAGTGTCGCTGTTACGGCCACGACCAAGAAGCTCAAAGCTAAGTGGACTCCCGAACTGGGACAGGATCTGCAAGCCTACCACAACCTCGACGCAGAGGTTGAGCTTACTCAGGTGCTCTCGGAGATGATTGCGCTTGAGATTGACCAGGAGATCCTGGAAGATCTGGTTGTGGACGCTGCTGCTGGTACGTATTACTGGTCGCGTTCACCCGGCAAGTTTGTTAACAGGGTTACTGGTCAAGAGGTTGGCGCCACTACGGCTGCTCCTGACTTCACCGGTAACGTGTCCGAGTGGTATGAGACTCTTGTCGAGACCATTAACGACGTGAGCGCTCAGATTCACCGTAAGACGTTGCGCGGTGGCGCGAACTTCATCGTTGTTGGCCCTGAAGTTGCCAATATCCTTGAGTTTACCGCTGGGTTCCGTGCTAGTGTTACTGCTGATTCTGATCGCGGTACCGTTGGTGCTGTTAAGACTGGTAGTCTTTCGAAGAAGTGGGACGTTTACGTCGATCCTTACTTCCCGAGAAACATTGTTCTCGTGGGTCGTAAGGGTGGTAGCTTCTTGGAGAGCGGCTATGTCTATGCTCCATACGTGCCCTTACAGGTCACACCGACTATCTTTGGTCAAGAGGACTTCGTGCCCCGCAAGGGCGTGATGACTCGGTACGCCAAGCAGATGGTTCGTGCTGACATGTACGGTCTCGTTATCGTTATGGATCTGATTGGACAGTCCAGCTAGCATCTAGTATACGGTGAGATAAATTAAAACCCCGGCTTCTTAGGAGGTCGGGGTTTTTTCTTTCTATTTAGTGTATCGGAGGACCTCACCATGGGAAGAAAGAAGAAAAGATTGAAACTTTTAAAGCGACTAGAAGAGCAGGCAAAGGCAGCAAAGGCAGCTCCTCAGCCCCTTCCTGTAGCGGCAGCACCCGCGCCTCAAAGTGCTCCCAAGAAGAAGAGAACGTGGGGAAAGTCCAAAGCGGCGAATAAAGAATAAAGCCATTTCCCTAATACCCCCCTAGAAAACTACTTAGTATGTAGGAGTATTATAGATGGCTGTTCCCACTTTATCACCCAAGGCGACCACGAGCGCGATTGTGCTCCCAGAATCCGGCTCAATGGCGCTGGCGCAAGAGACTGGTAGTTACCCGCAAGGGGTGTATGTTCGCTCCACCAAGCAGGATGGAGAAACTAATGAACTCTATGATGTAATGTTTGCGAGCGGGGCTATTGAACAGGTCAACTATACCTATAGGAAATTAGGTGGTGACGTTCTTGATGTGGAGTTAACAGAGAAGAATGTTTATACGGCATACGAAGAGGCCACGCTAGAGTACTCTTATATTATAAACCTTCACCAAGCTAAAAATTCATTGGGGCAGGTGCTCGGAAGCTCAACGGGGTCGTTTGATCAGAGAGGACAACTAAGTGGCACTGCGGTGGATACTGACCTGGCGTTAAGATACCCTCGTTTCGATTTTGGGTACGCTAGGCAGGTAGGAGATACAATATCGACTGCCGTAGATCTTGGAGGCGTCCAGCCCATTTATTCGGCCTCGGTTAATTTAACCGCAAGTGTACAAGACTATGACCTTCAGAGCATAATCTCTTCATCGGCTGCATCGAACACTTCTTCTGCTTATTATAGCCAAGTAGGCGACAATAGAGTCACTATTAGGAAAGTATTTTTCAAAACACCGCACTCTATGTGGAGATTTTATGGTTATTATGGCGGTTTAAACTCGGTAGGCAATATGTCCACTTATGGCATGTACGCTGATGATTCGACGTTTGAGGTTATACCTGTGTGGCAGAATAAGGCACAGGCGATGGCTTATGAGGACGCTATATGGACACGCAACTCCCACTATTCTTATGAAATTAAAGATAATAGGCTGCGCATTTTCCCAGAACCTACCAACGCTTCTCCTAAGAACCTATGGATTAATTTTTCGGTTGAAGTCGACCCGTGGGACGTACAGGTGTCTTCATCAGCAAGCGACAAGGTTCGGGGCGTTAATAATTTAAACACATTGCCGTTTGGGCCTTTACCGTTTAAGAATATAAACTCAATGGGCAAGCAATGGATTCGAAGATATGCGCTTGCTTTATGCAAGGAGATGCTTGCGCAGGTGCGGGGGAAATTTGGATCTATTCCAATTCCGGGGAACTCTGTTAACCTCAATGCATCTGAACTTTTGTCACAAGCCAAGGAAGAACAAGAAAGGCTTAAGTCGGAACTCAAAGAAGTTTTAGATGAGTTAACGTACCTCAGGGTAACCCAGCAGAATGCCGAGCTGGTGGAGGCAGGACAGAAAGCCTTTGAGACGGTTCCTTTGTCGGTGTATGTGGGGTAGTTAGATGGCGACAACAAAAAATAAATGGGCGCAGCCAGCACAGCCACCACCACCTATGTTTTTGGGCAAGAAGGAGCGGGATCTTGTCAAACAGGTCAACGATGAGCTATTAGAAAGGGTTGTTGGGCAGCAGGTGCTTTATTACCCAATCAGTTTAGAGTATACAAACTTTCATCCTGTTTATGGGGAAGCGGTGAATAAGACGTTTTTGCCTCCGGTTCGAGTTTATGCTCTTGTGGAGTGGGTGTCATATCGCACTGATACAGAATATTATGGGGTTGACAGAAAAGCTGAAATTAACGTTATGTTCCACAAGCGGCGATTAACCGAGGACCAAGATATATTTACTAGAGTGGGGGACTTTGTTAATTACGGAGGAACCTTTTACGAGATTACGCAACTGGAAGACCAAGACGGCCTCTTTGGTCAGGTGGACGTTAGATTTGAAGTTACAGCAAAATGCGTGAAGGCACGCCAGGGGTTGTTCGATGGGCTATAGAAATCAAAAAGATTACAACTATGATTATACCGACGTAAAAGATACATCAATTTTACAGGTAGACTACTTTCTCCCTTCTACCTTGGAGAATATTGATGCTTCTCTGCTGGACAAGGTGAAGTCTTTTGAGATCCAAACAACTACGAATAAAGGCTTCACGCCGGTTCCTGTTATATGGACGTCGGCAGAGAGATCCTTTCAGGTCAAAAACAATCCCGAGCTTCGTGACGACGACGACAGTATCATTTTGCCTATAATGACAGTTGAAAGGACAAGCTTTGAGAAATCACTTTCAAGAAAAGGCGGCATCTTCGGCAATCAGATTCCCACTGTTGGGTACAATGGAGATGTTCAGGGGGGCTCTATCACTATTGCGCGTCGTATAAATCAAGACAAGACATCAAATTTCGCTAATGCAACCGCCAAGAGAAGGTTTAGCCAAGAGAATTATAAGTTTCAAAACGATAAGGTTGTCTACGAGACGATCACGGTTCCATTGCCAATATACGTTGACATAAACTACATTGTTCGGCTCCGCTCACAGTACCAGCAGCAGATGAATGACATGGTTGCCCCGTTTGTGAATTTGGGGTATGGTGTCAATTACTTCACACTGGCGAGAAATGGACATAAATACGAAGGTTTTGTCCAAGCCGATATGGCGACTGAAAACAACCTGGCCTCAATGGGAACCGAGGAGAGAATCTATCAAACCAATGTCTCTATTAAGGTTTTAGGATATATTATTGGAAACGATAAGAACCAGGAGCGCCCCAAAGTCGTAAAAAGAGAGAATGCGGTGGAAGTGTATATTGGTCGGGAACGTTCTATAGTAGGCGATATTCCGGATCATAGGTACGGTTCTGAAAATTATAGAAGATAGTATTTTGAAAATTTATTTAACTAATTAAATGTAGCACTATTCTTATAGGAGAAGGTTAAATGTCTGTTAAATCATTCAAGTTTGTGAGTCCCGGCATCTTTATCAACGAAATTGATAATTCCGCCCTTCCAGCAGAGCCCACCGCGATTGGACCCTGCATTATTGGTAGAACCCTACGTGGCCCTGGTATGCGGCCTGTTCGCGTGACGTCTTTTGAGGAGTTCATCGATGTCTTTGGCCCCCCTGAGGCAGGAGGCAACACGGCAGATGCGTGGTTGAACCCCAACAAGTCCAGCGCGATGTATGCTCCTTATGCTGCGCAAGCATATTTTGCTAATAGCAGCCCTGTTACGGTAGTGCGTCTCTTGGGAGAGGAAAACACAAATGCAACTTCGGATGGTTATGCAGGCTGGGTAACGAGTAAGAATGCCTTAGGCTCTAAAACAGCTGCTGGTGATGTCGCTGGCGGCAGTGCTACTGCTGGGGGTGCTTATGGCCTTTTCCTTGTTGCGTCAGGCTCAAGTGGCAACCACGGCACTGGGACCTTGGCCGCAGTTTGGTACCTTAATCAAGGGGCTATCATGCTTCAAGGCTCACACCTTGGAACCAGCCCTGTTGTGACGGCATCAAACATGGCTGTTCTCCAATCCAACGGAGACTACTCGCAGTTTGACGCAGTTATTACGGGAACCAATGTTTTGGAGAAAATACGGTTTAACTTTAATGTTAGCTCTCCAAATTACATTAGAAAGGTTTTTAATACCAACCCGGCTCTATGCAACAGCACTATTACAACTAATACTAAGAATTACTGGCTTGGTGAAACATTTACACGCAATGTTATCGATAACACAGCGTGGCTCGCACCAGCAGGCGACGCAGCCCTCAACCCTTCAGGGGTAGGATACGCTGCGGTGGGCACTGGAGGCGCCAGTGGAGCTACTCTTGGGTTCATGCTTGGGCTCGAAAGTGACGGCACCTCTGATTATCAATGGGCAGATCAGCAGATTGAAGTCCAAGAGGCTAAGACGGGTTGGGTGATTTCTCAGGATACGGGCCCGGCGACGGCCTTTTTGCCAACTAACGCACAGAAGTTGTTTAAGGTTGTGTCACAAAAGGCTGGAGAGTGGGACCAACAAAATATTAAAGTTTCTATTCAAGACCTCAGAGCACCGGCTAATTCAACAGTTGATCCTTTCACCACCTTTACGGTTGCGGTTCGATACATGGCAGATTCGGACAATGATCAGGTGGTCTATGAGAAGTTCTCAAACTGTAACTTGAACCCGGCGAGCCCTAACTACGTGGCTCGTAAGATTGGTGATAAATACTTTACTTTTGACACTGTGGAGAGGCGCATGAAGGAGGTTGGCCAATACGACCTCCGGTCACGTTACATCCGGCTCGAAATGGACACAGACGTTGATTCTTATGGTGTTTCGACGGAAGGACTCATTCCTTTCGGATTCTACGCACCCCCTGTCTGGAAGGGTTGGTCAATTACAAGTGGTACTGCTCATCCAATTACTCAGTGGGCGCCTAATGATCAGCCGCTGACGGGATCGCAGTCTACGTTTGCAGATGCAATGGGCGGCGTGAGGGCTATTTATGCCTCCACAAACACTGTTGATCTTTGTTTTGAAGGTACAACGCCATTTTTATGGACAAACGGTGAAGAGTTCTCTGCTTCTTTCGATTTTCCAAGAATTCCGGTTCGGCTTTCGTCGTCAGACGGCGGGGTTGCAGCAGATTCGGATGCTTTCTATGGGTTTACTACGGGTCGCACTCCTGACAGTACTACGTATGATTACGATACCCCCAACCTTTTAAGGGGCTTTTCGGATCGCGGCTTCTACACCGAGACTACAATTACACCAGCATCCTTGAACAGCTTGGCGACAAATCCGTTTGTCTTTACCATGGATGATATTCGAGAAGGAGCTAGTGGTGGCTCTTACTACCAATCAGGCTCTAGAACAGCAGCAGCGTCTTTGAGTGCTGCTGGCTACACTAAGAGCAGCACTGCCTATACTGGCTACGAGGCCACCCTCATGTACGGTGCCGACAAGTTCACGATGCCTGTATTTGGTGGAAGAGACGGGTTTAATATTAAAGAGAAAGATCCGTTTAGAAACTCCCAATGGACGGCGGGTAGTTCAACCGGACAGAACAGCTATGCTTATAATTCGGTCAAGCAGGCAATCGATATTATTAGAGATGCCGACTTGTTAGAGCAAAACTTATCGCTTGTTCCTGGGATTGACTTTAAAGACCTCACTAAGCACCTGATAAACACGTCAGCCGAGCGGGCTGATACAATGGCCATTATCGATGTGGAAAATGACTATGTAAGTGCTTACGAGAATACAAGCAACTTTGCGGACAGAAGGCCCGATGTTGACGCGGCTGTGCAGTCGATGAAGACTAGAAATTTAGACTCTAGCTACGGCGCAGCTTACTACCCATGGGTCCAGATCTTTGACAATATCAACGATCAGTACGTTTGGGTGCCCCCGTCAGTTATTGCCTTGGGCACAATGTCTTACTCACAGGCAGTGTCCGAGCCCTGGTTTGCCCCGGCTGGCTTCAACAGAGGCGGCTTGAGCAACGGAGCGGCAGGCCTTCCTGTGACGGGCATCACTACAAAGCTTGTATCCAAGGAAAGAGACAAGCTTTACGACGTAAATGTTAACCCAATTGCTTCGTTCCCAAGCGAAGGGCTTGTTGTCTTCGGACAGAAGACCCTACAGGCCAAGCGTTCGGCGTTGGATCGTGTTAATGTGCGTCGCTTGTTGATCTTGCTCAAGAAGGAGATCTCTCGGTTCTCTACAAGCGTCCTCTTTGACCCCAATGTGGAGGTCACCTGGGCACGCTTCGCGGGACTGGTGGAGCCCTTCTTGCGGTCGGTTCAGGTGCGACTTGGGCTGGAAGATTACAAGCTTGTCTTGGACAAGACTACGACTACACCGGAGCTGGTTGACAGAAATATCATGTATGCGAAGATTTTCTTGAAGCCCGCCAAGGCGATTGAATACATCGCCATCGACTTCAACATCACAAGAAGTGGTGCATCGTTTGATGAATAAAAACCGGGGGATTTAATAATCCCCCACTATTTAATAGAGAGGACATAGGAGACTTAACGATATGGGATTTTGGTCACAAGTGGGCTTAGGGGTAGCTGAGCCGAAGAGACAATATAGATTTTTGGTCATGGCAGGAGGGTTTGACCCTTTTATTGCGAAGACTGTTACAAAGCCTGGATTTGAGATTTCCGAGATTGAGCACCAATACCTTGTCCACAAGTTCTATTATCCCGGTCGAGTCACCTGGAAAGATGTGTCTTTGACCGTTGTCGATCCTGGTGGAGCGACCGATACGATGCAGACCATTTTTAATATCTTACGTCAATCTGGTTTTGTTCCTCCGGTTGATCCCAATGATTATCGCACTATTTCTAAAGGCGCAGCGACGACGTCCCTTGGCAAGATCAGAATCCAACAGATTGAGAATGTTGAGCCGCCCCTCCCATCAGGAGTGGGACAGCCGTATGCCCAAGGTACGAACGTGACAGAAGAGTGGGTTCTTTATAACCCCTGGATTAAGGACGCAGACTTCGGAGAGCTTAGCTATGAGTCCGACGAGTTATCGCAGATCACCTTAACTCTTCGCTATGATTATGCTCTCCTTAACAGCGCTAACCCGGATAATACTTCGATCACTTCGGTGGGTGATGCCTTCCCGCCTCCGTTTTAAGGAGGGTTTTAAGTGGCATTTTGGAGTGGAATAGATACGCTGGGAGGAGTAGCTGGGCCTAAGATCCAGAGCAGGTTCCTGGTCTATTTCGGCGACATGAAGCCTTATATTGTCAAGAAGATAGACCGACCAAAGCTTGGAATGGATCCTCAAGTGGTGAAGACACTTAGCGGGCACCTTGGGTTAGATGCTGTTTCTCTGAAG